CTGGGAAGGCCTATCACTGACACCGTGTTTTTGGATGCCGATTGGCGTTCATTGCAGTTGCTTGCCCGAGTAGAGGTGCAGTTCCACCGAATGAGGCGCCTCCTCAAGATCATTATGCTGTTGGGCGTGTTGAGCCTAGTGGCGCGCACTCCGTTCTTCATTGAATGGGGTGTCCCTGTGACCGAGTCGAGCGGTGCAAACGCTTGGCTCAACTCGACCGACGTGAACTACGAAGGAGGCTGGTGGTCCAGCAATCTGCTGGTTTCCTTCAAATTCGTCGTTTCGGTCGGGAATTACTTCTTCGATGCGTGGTATTTTAAGCCGGTCCTATGGGCGCTGGGGGTGGTGCCCACGGCTGGATACCGAGATTGGGTGGAGTTTGTGGGTAGGGTGGTGGTGATGTATGGTTTGTTGGCCTCGATCCAGTGGCTGATTGACCAGATACGCACGTACTTCTTGACAGGTATGATCACCCGGATCGCTTATCGCTCATTCCAATGCTGGAAAGATCGGCGCGCTGAATCGGCCGAAATGGAAACAGCCTCTTGGATGTGGGCGGTTGGTGGTGTAACCGCAATGCTCTGGACGAAATCATTGTCTCCCCTATCACTGTTCGGGATCTCCGATGGAGCAGTGAGGACTTTGTATTCGCTCTTACCCGTTGTCAGAGGAACGGACGGGTATCTCGATGACGCATTGAAAATGGCGGCTTCTTGCACGACGTTTCTGGTGTATCCGTGGGCCTGGGTGACCTATTGGTTGGGTTTCTCGCGTTATGGCCAATGGAAGCTCCATAGACAGGAAAAAGTGTTGCAATGGCGGGACCGTTGGTTCGGGGCCTTGGTGCTTACCGGATTCATGGCCGCTGTCGCACACCGATTGCAGAATATCGCTGGGAAGGCGGTGCGTGCACCGTTCTTCTGGAAATGGTGGGGTGAGACGGAACCAAAAGCTCCGCAGGACGCCAACACTCTTAGGGTCCTGCGCGACTTGGAGTTCCCCCCACGAGCGCAACATCTTGATCAAATTGCCGCGGCGACCCAGAGTCGCGCAGCGATGACGACAGTCGTCGATTCGGATGACGATGAGGTGGTGGTTGAGGCGCCTTCAGCCTCTCAACCCCATCCAGATGTGAAGACGGAATTCGTGGCCTGCTCAATGCTTGGTCATACTTCTGTGGTTCCTGGAGGGCCTTGTGCTTTCTGTGGGGCTGCGGAGGTCTCGAATCATATGAACGCCTCCAGAGCAGCATTGCTCAAAGAGGCGCGAGATGTCCTTGAGTGTGTGCGCATGTTACGTGCAACTAAAGGATACGAGACGTATGAGCCAAAGAGAGGACGCGATTTGTCTGATGATGACGTTGATGTCGGGACGCGGAGGAAAGCGGCGAAGGCCGCTACCAACGCTCGACGCGCGGCGCGTGGTGCAAAGGGTCATCGAGAATCCTCGGAAGATGAACCAGAAGAGGAGGAAGATGAATGTGCGCATGCCGCTGATTGTCCAAAAGGCCTGAAAACTTCGCCTTGGACGACCTGCAACGTTGTGTGTGGTGGGCATCACTGCACCCACTGGAAAGACTGTAAGCCAAAGGAACAGGCTGAGGTCAAAACCCTGTCCAGTGAGGAAAAACGCGAACCCAAGCCAACCCCTAAGAAACGCAATAGGGGTCGGCACAAGAAACAGGAAGGAGGAGCAGAAGCGGCGGTGCCGGGTTCTGTAAACCTTCGTCCCGTTCCTAGTGTCCTATTGTTGAAGGATCAGACCTTCTTGGGAACTGGGTTCGTGGTGGGACATTGGCTGGTTACCATTGGCCATGTCGCCACCGATTCCAATGCATTCATTGACCCGAATGGGCATAGGCGACAGCTTGATACGAAACGCTGGCGCGCCTTGGATCGACGGCTCACTTACAACGATTTCATAGCCGTTTATCCCTTGCCCTTCGTGGACCCTTCGTGGCGCAGGGAGTGGAAATACTCTTCTGGGCATTTCGAGGGGCATTGCAATGTTTTGATACCACACGTCGACGGTACGAGCACCATAGGCGCGGCCAGCGTCGTTGCTGGAGGCGTCGGGGATCATCAAGCTTCCACCCTTCCGGGGGATAGCGGAGCTCCGGTGGTTTCCAGCGCAACTGGCAAGGTTATTGGTGTTCATTGGGGTAAGCATCCCGAAGCGGAAAAACGGAATGCCTTCATAGCGTTCACATTGCAGAATGTGCAGTCGCTGGTAGCCCCTGTCGATGTAGTGGGAAACTCGCCGGGGGACACCTGAGCTGGCTTTTTGCCATGTTCGGTGTCCCCTACGAGTTGAGGCCCATGAGAGGTTGGTGGCGGTATCTTGCAACCGTTCCTAGTTTCTCAGGAGGGCGCTCAAGGCTGGTGCCAGATCTTTTTCTGGCAAGTTTTGTGAGGACAACTAACCCATATACCTTACCTGATTTGAGTACGAATTGTGTGTTGCGTTCTTTAATGCAGCATTATCAGACGTATTCCACTTGGTCGGAGACCGAGTTGCAGGTGGGGTGGGCTTCAGTTGCGAGAGCGTATTCGTGTGTAGGCGACACTCACCGTGTGGTATCCCCTCAACGTGTGTGGGATTCCATGGTGCCCTCGTCTTCGCCCGGATACCCTTGGACTTCAATGAGAGTATCCAAACAGAACTTGCTGGAGTCTGGACATACTCCGGACTCGCTTGTGGCGTTCCAACGCATGTTGTACGCAAACTCTACGGGGCTGTGTTCCGTGTTCAAGTTTTTCCTCAAGGATGAACTAATGAAACGCGAGAAAATGGCACTGAAAGGTGTGCGCATAATTTGTGGGGCGCCAGTCACACACACTCTGGTGAGTGGGTGCTTGACGCAGTCCCTTAACGGGGCCATGCGGGAACACCGTCGAGAATGTTCCATTCAGGTCGGCATAAATCCGTTCTCCAGGGAGTGGGACGGGTTGGCCAAGCGAATGCTTCGATTCCCTAACCACTGGTACGCAGATTTCAGTGGTTTTGAATTCACTCGTTGCCCAGCGGAAGATAAGCACCTTGTACTTTTCAGGGGTGCGAAGCTGGAGCCGGGCTACGAGGAGGAGCTTCGACGAGTTTATCGCGATGGCACCTATTGCAACGCTATTGACAGTTTTGGGCGTGTTTTCCAGTGTCTTGGCTTTACGAAGTCGGGCAAGGATAGTACGTTGGAGGACAACTCGCTTATTTGCGAGAGGTACCTTCGAACCGCTTGGCATTACCTCGTGCCGAGCGTTCTCAGGATTGAAGATAACGCTGAATTAGTGGTCTTCGGCGATGACTCCCTGTTGTCCGTTTCAGACAACGCGGCGGAGCACTTTAGCCCCAGCAGACTCCGTGCTTTCTTTGGAGAGCGCGGTATCAAGCTGTCGGGGCCAGAGGACTTCGTTGCTTTTGGCGACGTTGATTTTCTGTCCTTTCGCTTTGGTTGGAATGCACTCTATGGGGTGTATGTTCCGATACCGGACAGGGTTGAGAAGTGGGAACTTTCGTATACAGTGTATGCGAAAGACATGACTGTTGTCGACCGTTTGATTAGGATCATTCAGTTGCAACAGCTGTGCGTGTTCCATGACTCTTTGTGGGCCTTGGGGAGTGAAATCCTCAGAGCCTTCATTCAACATTACTCTCCGGCTGATCCGGATCCTTCGTGGCGCCGTGCGTTGCACATGCGCCGTGAGAGAGTCGATCTGATGAAGAGAATGTTGGACCCTGAGCCGGGTGCGAAAGGGATGGTCGTCTCACACTCTGGATTGTACGAGGGCTCCCCCTCTTGGGGGGGGGCCTTTGTGCTTACGGAGTGAGGGGCGGCCTCGATCTTACCCGCTGCAGTGCCGTATCCTACCTGGTGTGGCATGTGTACTGCCAGGATAGTGAGAAGCGTCGACCATGACAGCTGCGGAGGGATCCTTCTCTTTTACTTGTCCTCTAGAGGGACATGACTCCGGGATGCCACTGGCGTAGGAAAACTGACCTGGATTGATGCCGCCTTGGGACCCACCCCTCGCGCGGAATACCATGACCCTACGGGACCTCATGGCATATCCATATTACGTGTATAGCATTGTCGGCCGCACTAGGGGCGGTTTTAAAGGAGGGCAATGCTTCCTACACGTGTCAGCTTCCGACTTGACAAGACCAGGTGCAGGGAGTTCTCACTCACGAGCTGCACAAGAGTCTTTTCCACCCCCAGGCTCCATGGGGGTGAAAAATGTCAGGCAAAAGCGCCAAACATTCCGGCAAAAAGAAGAAGGTGATCGAGGAAGTCAAGATTGCCAACTTAGGAAAACAACGCCCTGTGGGAGCACTGGTGCGGCATGCTGGTGCCGCAATGCAGTGCAACGCAGGAGCAAGCCTCCGGGCGATGGCAGCGCCCCATGAATCGGAGCCATTAATCTGGCCTGATGGCGAGTACCCTTGCTTCGCGGATGCCTATCGGTTCGACCATGTGGTATCGGAAGTGAAGGATAGCGTGCTCTTGAATAATGTTGCGGGATTCGTCCTGCGGCCTTCAATCATGAGTTATGCTGCATTCGTCTCGGCGTCGGCAAATGATGTCTTTTCTTGGACTGATGTCGATCATCCATTGGACGCAGAATACAATACCAACTTCTTGAGGTACCGATGCACCGGTGCCTCTATGAAAGTGTTGGATTGGGGAGCGTTCTTGGACAGAGGAATCAGGATGTATGTGGGGCACATACCGTCTGGGTCGGCTCTGCCGACTGGCGTTTCGCAGTTTTCGGTGATGGATGGTGTTCGAGAATACACCACCACGTCGGCTGCTGCTAACGGCGGTCTTGAAGTCGCATGGTTGCCTCTTACGAGGCAGTCTTCGATGACAGGGTCGGACTCAGCTATGTACATCACAGGTCTTGGATGGAGGGACTGCGATTATGACGTCTGCCAGGACTCGGCAGTTTGTGTCATTTTTGTGGGAGCTCTGTTAGCTTCGGATTGGGATTCGCTGCAATTGCGCATCTCGCATCACTGGAATTTCATTCCCTACAACGCGATGCAACCACTTTTCCCAGCGGACTTGCCAGTGGGTTCTCAGTCGACTATCGACAATGTTGCAGCTGCAGCAGAGTACACAGTGGCGAATTCCGGGAGAGATGTGTTGTCACCAGGGACTTGGAAAGCGGCGATTGATGGAATCGTCAGCGGTGATGCCGGAGGTACGGGATCCATGGCATTAGACTTCGCTAGCAAAGGCGGGAAGTACCTCTCTAAACAAGGGGGAAAACTCGGCAAAGTTGGAGATTTCATCGGCAAGGTGTCCGATGGAGTCATGAAAGTCAAGGGTTGGGTGAACTCTTTCAGCTCGATTTTCGGCGCTCCACCTCCGGTGGAGCGGCGTATGTTCGAACTGCATAGGAATTCATACTTCCTTTTTGGGTCGCAGGTGGGGAGGACGATGTCTCCCTACAAAAATCGATCCATTGGTGCACTTTTTCTCACATTGTGGTACGCACATTACGGTGCCACTTTGGATGAGATGCAATTGATGGCATGGTACTCAGACTGTCTGCAGACAATGCGTTCTGCGGGGAGCGTTTCTTCTTTGGAGGAAATGCTCAGACGGGAACTTTCATGTTCAGGTATCGAGTTGCCATCAGTTGACTACAACAGAGACGAGTTTGGACTACCATTGCCATACTCGAGAAGGGGTTCTAAACCCTTGAGGAAACCTGTGCCATCGGGGAATGACGCACGGTCGCCAACCGTGCGCCTTCCTTCTTCAGATAGCAAGACCACTACACCTGTGGTTCCTCTCTCTCATTCTTCTGCTGTATCCATTAAGCCTCAGCGCCCTGCTTCTGTGCAGGTCGTTCGAGGGCCCCGTTCTTCGTCCGAGGTTCCTAGACTCAAAGTCCAGGAAGTTTCGGAGGACGGAGTTGTAGTCTCTCCCCAGTAAGAGGCTGCACATACTTTAGGGGGGTTTTATAGAGTTCTTCCTCAAGAGCTCTTTCCTCCCGTCGTCTTCGGACGGTGCCTTTCCAGTGGCACAACCTTTGGTGGTGGATTGGGATGGTGAGTTAGGTTGATTCTGATTTGAACTGCCCAGCTGAGCCATTGCAAAAATCAGCTATCAGAGAAAACTTGATTCGTGTGTTGCGAAGGTTGCCGAAGGACCATCGGAAATCGCTCTCTGCCAAAAGCGAGAGAAAACTGGTGTGTAAACAGAAGCAGCTTAGCGCACGACCTATGACACCCTAGACGGGGCATGAAAAATACCGTTGAGGAGTAGGAGCGGCGGCGGCGTTGCCGGCGTCAATGTCGTTCCGAACTCTTAGGAGTGTTATCCCAAAACTGGAG